CTTACAACTGATAATACAACTCAGGATCAGGAAAGCCTGAGAGGATTAACAAACATAGTCCGAAACGGGTCCATAAACTTGAGAATTCTCGTCGAAATTCCAATCATCGGGAATGCGATCAATAACATTAGGAATAAAACCTATGTTAAGAAAAGACTTATAATAAGCCTCAAATCTAAGTTGCATAGCAGGCGAAAACCCGCATCTCAGTGCAACTAATGCACGCTTTTCCGGTGAAATCTCAACGAATGGGTAGTCATTGTCAAAGAAGTTGATGTTCCTCAACTTGGTGGCTTCCCACCAATTACGACTAATGGCACTGACGGCTCGCGTCAACTGTCGTCGATTGACTCGAGAAACAAGCAATTTGACCAAAACGGTGGCAAACACCCCTATAATAGGGGTGCCACCATCATTATGATAATAACTGATCATCTTTGCCAACGTCAAAGCTTCGGGATTACCATCACTACAGATAGTATGCATCTTGGCCAACGAACGTTTAATATCACAAACAGTCTCAATACTACCACGGTTTTCAGTGATAAACCTGCCACAAAAACTTAGCTGATCAATAGAGCTAAATATATCAAGTTTCAACTGAAACCCAAGACATTGTATAATGTGCAAGTTATATATCACCTGATCATGGTATTCAGCCCAGAATCCACCTGTGCAGTCATCACCTTCAGAAACAAAGTGGTAACTGCCCTCAGGTAAAGGCTCAAGGGCCACAAACATATTGAAACCGTTATCCTTGCCATTACCTATAGAAGTATGGGCATCACCAGAACATCGGGTGGCCTCAACATGGTAAGTCATACCCAGTTCACTAACTCCAAAGGTTGTCATTGCTAATCTCAAAGCATAACGATACAACCAATGTTCATCACCCATAAAGGGTGTACAAAAGAACTGGTATTCAACAACGTTCAAATAGGCTGACGATACGCATAAATCATATCGAGCATAATCAATCTCAAAGAAATCCCGAAAGGCAGTCAAGAACTTCAATTTCATATCACGTTCTTTAACAGACAAACCCTTCACAAGAGTAGGATCAAACATAAGCAAGTGTTCAATAGCGGAAATATAAGGGCCTAAAACAGAAAGAAAAGCATCCGAACGAGGTAAAATGTTGCGTGGATCACCTGGCTTAACACTCGTTTCAATTTTCAAGAAACATTTTACCAGTGCGTCTTTCTGACTCAAACCGAACTTTAGGACGTGCTCCCGTGCTTTTGCCAGCTGACGCCTTCGTGACATAGGGTATCGCGACACCCACGTCTCCCAACTCAGCGGCAATAAAACCCCTGCTTTTGTCAAAAGAGGTGACAGATAGCACTGGTAATAACCTAACGCCTTTAGGGACAGAGGACTTATCGCCATCTCGTCCATTCGGATTGATAAAGAATCGCACCAGCCAAGTGAACATGGATTGGTAATCAAATCTTTCAGTGTGATAGATTTCATACTGTGTAAATACCGACCCAATCGCTTTACACATGTCGTTGACATACTCGGGCTTATTTCGCAAATCAGAGATAACATCGCTAGTAGGTCTGTAGTTGTGACACGTTCCAACATTCGTGTAGAGAGTGAAGCCACTATTAACTGAGTCAGAGTCTTCGTATGAAGCGAAAGTACCGGATCCGAGAAAGGTGCCAAGTTGAGGCGCACATTTTCCTCGTTGTACGATTGAATTATTGTTGGAGGGTAAACCATAGGTTTTCCACAAAGATTCATCAAGCTTATCATCCGTTGACCTTTCTCCGCCTTTGGTATTGGTACACTGTTTATCTCCACATCTCCCAACCACTGCAATTGAGTCACCGATAACGGATGGTTGCCTGGCATCGTCACATAAATCTCGTCGTCGCTCACCATATGACTCAGGTGAGGAAGTGGTTTCGGCACTTTGTTCAAGACTCGCGTTTCCATTGATGTCATCACATTGTCTATCGTCTTTGCCGGCACCATGTTGACCACGTCCATCAAAGCCAAAAATATCTGGCGTGGTCTCAGTACGAAATTTAGAGTTATTAAACTTACCCAACAGACCAGTACCATATCTACTATACACATTATCAGTATAAACCTCATAAGTTGGAACAGTCACTGTAGTAAACATCCAAGGAGTCAATTTGCGTAACACATTTGATCGTAGTACTAAATTGCGCACGTGATCACCTAGCATTCTACTAAAATAGAAACAGGCAATCACAATTTTATACTTAACGCAATCCAATCTACTAAAAGACACAGGGTGACCAACAATACATGTAGTAAAAGGCACCACCGTAATAGCTTTAATGTCAGATAAGTAACTAACTAATTCGTAAACCAAATCTAACATCTCCAAATCAACCGATTTGGCACGCATCTTACCTGTCAAATAGGATCTCATGGTGTCGGCATACTTATCATCACGAATGCAAGAGGCCATAGCAAGTGATACCTCACTTACAAGTCCAGCATCTATGGTCTTCGACACCTCCCTTGAAGGATGCCTAAATCTAAACACCTTCAATATAGAATCCTGTTCAACAATATGTCCCTGTATGATTGGTAACGCACCATAATCACGTGTAGTCAATGCATTGCCATCTGTGATGTCATAAACACCATCATCAGGATGACAATAATACACTGACGTTTCACCACAATCTCCCAAACGCACATATGTGAAAGCACCACATTTTGAAACAACAGAACCTTCAGCCCCCCAATTATGAAACGGGTGATTCATATAGGGAGTACCACCATCAGGTTTCATACTTACAGTATTACCAAAAACGGTAACATTTGCTTCATATTTAGGATCTCCAACCACCAAACGTGATTTGGTGGGATTTTGACCTTTGTGGTACATCTCACATTTCTCATTTGGGCATTGAAACGCAAACTGACGATGTCGCTCACCTTCCTTGTGCTTATGTTCATGCACATACAACTGTTTGCAAAACTTGCACTCATGTTCATGTTCATTAGGCCCATAATCATTATAAGCACCGACACCCTTATCAAAACGATTAAAATCATGATTTATTATGAACGTGGGGCCGGTAATACATCTAGTCATCTGATCGGCAGTCATGTGATAATCAACATGACTTAATATAGCTGCCGTAATCTTACGCCGCAGAGGACAATCTTCACCTTTTACCCCACAATTTTCAAATAAACCACGATCCTTACCAGTACGAAGGATGTCGTCATTTGTCAATATCGGTCCACACACATGCTTGGCAAAGCCAAGTTCAGGGAATCGCGATCGTGAACCTCCAATATCGCGAACCCTTTTAAAAGAGTCAAGCAGGGTCATAAAACACCACTTTTCACAATGTCGGCGTTGTTCAGCCAACAAATTGTGTTCTCCGTGTAAATGACGAGCCTTAAAAGTGCGTCTACACTCATTCTTAAATTTGGCTTTCAAGTCATTAATCTGAAACGGAGTCTGCTTATTTCTGATTTCCACTTTTCGAACACCACCTGTGACATAACGCCACACAACAACGCACGAAGTAAGTAAGACTGCAGCACTGCAAATGCAGCACACAATGACACAAAACACAAAAGTGTCATATATTCCCCACTTCGCGCTAGTTTGAACTGGTAGTCCCCATATTTTATCAATAGCGTCGCACCATAATGTGTTTCGCTGGACATCACCGAAACTCGGAAACCAATTGGTCCAATAAGCGGCACTCTGAAGAATGCCCCCAACCACAGGAGTTCCATATATCTTCTTCCATTGAGAATTATAGTATCCTTGGACAGCACAATCATAAGCAGAATTGTCCAAAAACCGGCCAAAAGTAACGTCAAACAATCTCCTGCACCAACCTGACACACGAGCGCAAATTGGCAAAACAAAGTGGAACACAACATGACAATTGTGTTCAACAATGTTTTGCAAATTAGGAAAATCCATGTAACCTTCAACAATCAAATTGGCAATCCCAAACACAACCAATGATGCCAAAGGCACAGTAACCCATTTAGACGGCCCAGGGTTCGACTCAACATCACCTGCCCTCATCAACAATTTCAAGTTGATGTCCGCCATTATGCGCCCGTTGACGAAACTGGCCTTTACCCTTGGATTCACATGATTTTGAACCCACGGCAACATCCGCTCGGTTCCGCGCGCACTAACCAGGTGCTGCATGGCCATAGATGAAATGTAAAACGTGCCATCAACCAACCTCTTATAGTGCCACCCCTTTGGTGTCATCAAATTCACGGCTTCATTCAAATCCTTACCAGGCACAACCATAGCAAACCGGGTCACCCCCAATTCACCAGCAGTGCGAATGGCTCCGTCAAGATAAATTTTAAACACCATTTGCGCAAACCTTGCATCCGCTCCATCAGTAACGTCGACAAGGCTAGCATTATTCATGCTAGCACACAAATCGTCAGTACTCATAGACAATACAATAATTTTAATTAAAACAATAATATGCA